TGCCCCAGTTTAGTAATGATCGTTGTGTTGCTTTCACTATGAACCAACCTGTTGTTGCGCTTTCTTATGAGCAGCAGAAAAAGTAGTTCCACTCTTCATAAGCCTTTTCATTAGAGACATATGCTTCTTTGTATGATGCTTACTATGTTTCTCTAATGTTTTCTTTTGTCTTTTAGTTAAAGCCTCACCTACAGTTTTCATGATCTATATCCACCACCTCTAGCTTTATAAGTCTTAGCAAGCAACTGTGCCTTTCGAGCCGACCATTGTCCTGCCGCAGTTCCGTGAGTAGCTCTTGCCTTAATCGAATTAAATAAACTCTTACGCAATTTTGGCTTTGTGTAAACCCCTGCTTTATTAACTGTACTCATGTTTTCTTATTCCTTGCTGCAAACCTTCGGGCAGATTCCTTAGAACGAAAGCCCCACTTTTTTAATGCTAACCCCAATCTAGTAGGTTCTCCCTTCTCATCTCTCTCCGGTCCTGCCATCCCACCAAACCTAGCAGCAAAAGAAACTCGTCTTGGATTTGTACCTGTAGGAACAGGCTTCTTTAAATTAGCACCTTCTTTACGTTTGAAATACTTTCGACCTGCTTCCGTCAAGCCGCCAGACGGACTCTTGTGTATCTTTCTCATGAATTACTTTTAGCCTTCGCTTGTATAATCTTTTTCTGCAAAGAAGGAGGTAATGTTTTCTGCTTCTGAGTTAATAAGCTCTTGTTCTTCTTCTTTTTCATAGTTCGGACCTTTCTTGCTAAAAAATATTTTACAGAGTTTGTTTAAACCTTTTTAGAGAAAAATGCTAGTGAAGGACTACTTGCCACTGTAGCTTTGCAGTTTTTGACCCACCCCCTACTATGACAAGTCAATGTTGACTCGTATATCTCCTGCAACTTGTACCTGAGAACGATCTATCGGTTTATATCCTGCACGGTCAAGTAAATCTTTCGCAGCCTCAAGCTGTACATACTCGCTCTTAGCTCCTGTCACCAGTCTGCGTAACTGTCCTGCGGCTACCGTAGCACTGAGTCCAAACTCTTCTCCCATCCTCTGCATCATATACTGCTGCACATGTGGGAGCTTTAACGCCTTGGACGCACTTACTCTTCCGCTTTCACCGCTTGCATACCCAGCTTGTGTGGCTGCTTCCGTGATGCTACATCCATTTGCTACGATAGTGTCTACTAAAGCAGTCTGTTTCACTGTCAGCTTTCGATCATTCACATGGTTCATCTGTAGCATCCTTTCTATCCATTGATACCATTGCCAGCCCCCCTCTCCCTCTCTCCCCCCATTGATGCCCTGTTTGATTTCCGTGTGTCAAGATGTGACGTTGGGTAACTATGAAAGTGACGTAGTGTCCTATGGGTTGACAGGTTTGGGCGATTACCGCGCTCTCGTGAACCAAGCCCTTGCAGGTCTTGACCCTTCGGGCTTCGATCGTTCCCTCGCTTCGCTCGGCTATCGCAAAGAGAAGAGAGATTGAGTCTCGCTGTCGCTCGACGAGGTGTGAGGAATTTGACCAACTCGAAGATCGCGTGCGGCCATCCCCGTCATGGAACATCCAGAACCTAAGGTCAAGACGGACGTAGTTGCGACTTTGACCTTAGAACCATGGTTATTCCCTGTCGTTGCTGTCCACCCTCTCACTTCGGGTCGGGCAAATCTGATAAGAAAGACATTTATAAAGGAGAAATCATATGTCACAATTTATACAATCTTTAGTTGATAACTATACACATACAGAAGAGCTATATATTACAAAGGATAACCTTGATAGGTTCGAAACTAATGACGGTTGGCAGATCGTTAATACTCTTCAATTTCATCTAGTGCGTAAACTAAAACGAGAGATTCAAGACCTTGAGTTCTGGCTGCCACGTCAAAAGACTAGAGAAGCAACCGCCAAGACTAATTGCCAGAGCGCCCATGCTGCATATAGAGGCGATGAAATCAGTACTACTAATTACAAATCAAGAGCTGCTTATTACAGAGCACAGAAGTTTGCTACTCAATTGATGCAAGCCGATCTTGCAGCAGCGCAAGCAGCATACAAGAATATAACTGGTGCTTCTTACACCAGTATCGAGCAACAAGCAGTTGAGGACATACCCGAGGACGTCAAGGCAATGATGGACGAGATGGCCGCGCTGATGGCTGATAATGACGAGCCAAAAGCTAAGAAGAAAGCTTAAACAATTGAGGGAGGCCGCAAGGTCTCCCAAAAATTTCGCGCTCGCTTCGCTCGCTTGTCGGGTGAAGAACTACGGCTGTTGCCAGGCACTTGCGTGACTGGCGGCCACAGCCTTATTGACTTGCTGCTTATATGCAGCTAATATGATTATATCAATAAAGGAGAAAACAATGATTGATATTTATGCAACTTCCAAACAGCTTTGGAAAATTAATCAACTAACTTATGAGTATGCAATACTGGTTGATGAATTAAAAAACAAAGGTGAATTAAAATTAGTAACGCAAGTTATTTTTCCTCTGAATAAAAAGGCAGCGGATACTCTAATCAAAACATTAATTCATGCGAACGCAAAGCTTGAAGAGATGATTGAAATGCAAAAAGAAAACGAGGATCTCGAACAGAAGATAAAAGAATTAGAAGAGGAAACTAACAATGCTTAAACTTAATCCTGCTATTAATGCACCGGCCGACCATATTGTGCAGTCATTAGGTTTCTTACCTTATTGGGTAAGAGACTTCTGCGCTCAAGCAGATGATGAACACAAGCAATGTGATCTAGTTGAGTACATGACTGAACAGTATGGCTTTGGCAAACTGTATAAGTTTGGCTCAAAGCTTGAAGGTGAAACACTGGTATCAGAATATGAAGAGGATGAGGACATGGAACATGTTGCTTCATATGACACACCAGTTGGAACAGTTTACTTCTTTCCATATGCAATCATTGCATTGCCAAGGCCAGAAGAAAACGATCATTTTATTACGAGGATGGACTAATGCCACGTTGGACGAGACAAGACTTTGAATTTATTGCTGATGAGATAGCGCCATTTATGCACTGGCCTACTAACATCAAAGAGCTATCGCAAAAACTTAAACGCATGAACCCAAGATTCGATGCGGATAAGTTTGAACGCAGAGCAATAGCAGCTTGGGAAGAACGGTATCAAGAAAGTTTGGAGGAACTAAATGACGAAATCCCATATTGATGCAATGGATCACATGTTGAATGACATCTTTAGAAAAGTTTTCTGGAAACCTTTAGATGAATTTGATGATCTGTTCTGTGACGAATGTGGTGGATCAGGTCGTATTCAAGTTGAGATAGCAACACCTCATGGATTCGGTCGAGACGTTGGTGTTCTTGATGTAAAAGAAATCGAGTGTTCAAAGTGTATTGGCTCTGGACAGAACATAGAGAAAGGAGAATAATAAAATTGTTAAGGGTGGTTCGACCTCAATACCACCCTTGACATTTACTTTATTGTTGCTCCATATATGCAGTATGCAAACATATTTAGACACAGTCAAAGATCAGGCAAAACTTAAAAAGGTAGATTTACTACTTGCATTTAAGGTGGCAGGACTTCCGACTTCTACATACTACCGAACAATCAATGGGAAAACAGAGATGCGATTTGAAACTGCATGTTCTGTTTTAGATGCGATAGATGAGCAGCACAGAAGAGACGAAGCAGCCAAGCGTGCCAAACAATTACGAGACTCTGGTCAGACTTTTGATCGAAGCGCGGCACGAAAGGGCGTTAAGCCAAGAAGCATTGGCGCGTAAGATTGGTTGCACTGAATCACTAGTTCACAAATGGGAACAGTTCAAACGTATGCCTTCTGGTTTTATGTTAATGTGTTGGTTGGAGGCTCTCGAGTATGACATCGAAGCAATTAAGAGGTAAACCTGCAACGTGCAAATTGTGTGGAGACAAAACATATTGGTACGTTGCTATACTTAAAGGCAAGCATGAAGATACAATGCAAAAACATTGGTTCATTTGTTTGCATTGTTACGAGGATGAACCATGGTTAATCGAAACAAAACTAAGGGAACTTACCATGAAAAGTGGTTTGTCAAATGGCTCACGGAAATCGGGATCAAAGCAAAAAGACAACCCCTCTCAGGAAGCTTGGGGGGAGAATATTCGGGCGATCTCAAGCTCGAAATCAAAGGGAAAGAAATGGTGGGAGAAGTAAAATATAGGGATGTATCAAACTTCCCAAGCCCATTCAAAGTATTAGAAGGTCGAGACATAGCCTTCTATAAAAGACGGAGGGGAACTCCGCAAACTTTAGTAATTATGTCTGGTGAAATATTCCAACAGTTAATGGAGAAACAAAATGGAATCACAGAACAAAGCGATCAAAGCTCACCTTGAATCTGGTAAACCTATAACTGCACTGCAAGCTCTTAATGAGTTTGGCTGCTTTCGACTTGCCGCAAGAATCAAAGACCTTAAAGATACAGGCATGATTATTGATAAAGTTATGGTAAATGAAAATGGTAAAAGATTTGCTGTTTATTGGGAGGTAAACTAGTGGCTCAGTTTAAAAGATTATCAGGTGAAAAAGCATCATGGGATGCACATGTAAAACGAGCAGCATCTTCGCCAATCATTGCTGCTGAGTATAAAAAGTCTGGATGGAAACTAGACACACATAAAGTAATGGCTAACAGAATAAAAAATGGAGAAGGTGTTGGTCATTACTGGCTCGAAGGTAAACTCAAAAAAGAGTTGCTCGAAATGACAGATATAACTGAGGATGACTTCAAAAAATATCTTGATCCAGCTGCACAAACGCAGTATATAAGACCTTATAATAATGGAGAAAATTAATGGAAAGAACGGGCTTTATCGGTGGCTCGGACTGCGTAAAAATCATGCAGGGCCACTGGTTAGAACTATGGCAAATCAAAACTGGCATTACTCAGCCAGAAGATTTGTCTAACAATATTGCTGTACAACTTGGCATACAAACAGAACAGTTTAACTTGGAATGGTTTGCCAAGAACAACAACTCAGACCTCGATGGCTTTCAGTTTACCTTTGAAAGAGAGATTGGCATTGTTCCTGTTAAGGGTACGATTGATGCAATGTCTAATGGAGTCAATCCAGTAGAGGCAAAACATACTAATCCATTCAATAGCATGGACGATGTAATCAAATATTATATGCCACAACTGCAACTGTACTGTAAACTTGCAGGTTCAGAAGGCATATGGTTGTCAGTAATTTTTGGAAACAGTAAATGGGAGTCAGCATTTGTCTCATACAATGAAGATTATTTCAATTCAATGTGGGCGGTGGTGTCAGACTTCTGGGGTTACGTGCTACGCAATGAAGAGCCGATTGGTGTTGACACACCGAAGATCGACACGAACAATATCAAGGTCGACGAAATGGTGGTACGCGATGCAAGCACAGACAACTACTTCTGCGATGCCGCAGTTACCTATGTACAATACTACGAAAAGAATAGGGTCTTTGAAAACGCAAAGAAAGACCTTAAAAAAATGGTCGGTGATAACGAACGAGAAGTTTACAACGACCAGATCTCGGTGAAACGAGACAAACGTGGATCACTTAGAATTACAAGGAGAAATCAATGAAAGATCACACACAAGAAAACTCATGGTTTACAGACTTCAAAGAGTTTCAAGAGTCTGTAGATAAACCTGCAAAAGATTCAACAAATGAATTTTTTAACAGACATCAGTATGCAAGCTTTGAAGCTTGTCTCGAAGCAATCAAACCTGCATTACATCAGCATGGTTTTGTATTACTGCAATCAAACAATCGTGATGAGCTTGGTGATTACACTGAAACAAAGTTTGTTCACAAAACTGGTTACGAACTAGTTACCAAAGTCTATCTTGTCTTAGATAAAAACAATATGCAGGGTGTTGGTTCGGCTATTACCTATGCAAAAAGATATGGCATCCTTACTCTGGCAGGTATTGAACCAGAAACAAAAGATGATGATGATGGTAACAAAGCTTCGCTCCCGAGCGGCACCGCCAATAATGCCGCACAGGGAGCGCCTTCTAAAAACAATTCTGGTTGGCCTAAAAGAAACTAAAGGAGAATAATATGACAGAACATGACAACACAAACAAAGGTGCAGCATTTACACCATGGTCAGATCAACAGTTTATACTGCAAGGTGATCTAGACTGTGATGGTGTGGCAATGAAAGTAGCTCTGATCTTGCGAGAAAGAAAAGACGGATCAGAGTTAATAGAAGTATTCCAAAAAGTTGGTGTATTGTTTCCTAATGATAATACAGCAACAGGAGCGCCAGACTACACTGGACCATTGTTCGATAATAAAAGACTTGCAGGGTGGAAGAAACAAAAAGATAATAAACCCTACATAACATTTGATGTATCGGACAAAACAATGGGAGCGCCTGATAAAACAAAGGCAGAAATGCCTCATGGAAATGGAGATCAGGCAGAAGAAAACAATTCTGACAATTGGAAATAGAGTCATTCTTAGCAGGTTTTTTTTCTCCGTTCCCTGCTAGTTGACATCACTGGCCTCTCTCTGTGTTGCAGCACGAGAGAGGTCTTTTTATTTAAGGAAATGAAATGAAGCTATATAAATCAAAAAGCAAAGGCCAATGGGTTGGAACTCAAAGAGATGCACAAAAAAACTTTCCAAGAAATTGGGAAGAAATGAACGTACCTGTTTCTAAACAAGGGTTGTTAGAGTTCTTAAACCACTTTGAAGTAGGTAATGTAAAACAACCAGAGCAAACTGTTGCACAGGTAGACCCACAACAAATAGATCCAGAAGCATACTCTTGGGTTCGATGGGCATACGAAACCCTTAGAAGAGGTGACAAGAAAGAAGCAGAGGCAATGCTTCTCAGAGGACTAGAATATCAAAAGGAGAAGTAAATGGAAACATATACACAAATGCAGCAAAGACATAAACAAGAAATAAAAAACCTTATCCTGCAATATAACATGACACACACTATTGCAGAAGCAGCAAGAATAATGGGCATGGATAAAGATAAACTAAGAAGGTTTGCTCATTATCACGGCATATCTTTTAAGAAAAAATATGGAGAAAAAATGACTAAGTGTGACACAGTTTACAGAAAGAAAGCAGTAACCATTCCACTTGCACCATGGGAGAAATCTTATGCTTAAATTATTTTATACATTGCTTGTAATAGAATACGTTGTTGAAGATCAGGAAGTAGCAACAAGCGTAATATTTCCAAGCCAACAAGAATGTTATGACGCTATGGGTGATGGTGTACTAGATAGTTTATATGATATACTGGCTGATACCTACGGAAAAGAGATCATGATGTACTGTAAGAAAACACCCTTTATGTCAGGAGTTCAGCAGCCGAGTGTAAAACCAAAGGAGCGACCAGATGTGGACTAAGAAAGATAAAGAATGGTTGGGATATAAACGCAAGATGTCTGTTCAAGACAAAAGCACGATTAGTTTATCTAAACCTCCTTGGGAAAAAAATTTATCTGGTCAACTCAAAGTGAGGCCCATCGTAGAAAGGACGCCTCCCTTGGCTACGTCTAAGATCAATGTAAGCAAGTGATGCTTCTTCCATTGTGCCTGTCCAGTCTCTCATGTTCAACCATCGAACGTCTGGACTTGCTTGCCAAGCACCACCCCAAGTTACACTAACTCCATGTTGATCGCCTGCCTTTTTCATTGCATCAGCTATGTTATCGTAAAGTGTTTCTTCCCAACTTGCTCGAGAACCAACGTAAGCCATAAGATCAACAGCATGAGAGAATCCATCTACCTGCCTTCGATGAAAG